GCGCCTGGTGCCCGGTACGGCACGCATCACCCAGCAGGAACCAGGCGTGTACCTGGTCACTGCGAAAACCCTGAAATTCGGTTCGATTGAGGTAAGTCTGTGAGCCAGGTCGATTTTAAAAAGGTGATCGCCGACGCCGGCATCCCGACCACCGAGGCCGGTTTGAAGGCCGCGTGGGAAAAGGAGGTCGAAGCCCAAGGCGCGAAGGTGGCCAACACCAGCAGTTACTCGCCGTTCTGGCGCGTGATGACTGCGCTGGTGACCAAGCCGGTGTTGTGGCTACTGGACTTTCTATGTCTGTCAGTGCTGCCCAACTTCTTTGTGAAAACAGCGGTGGACGCCTGGCTGGACATGCTCGCCTGGGCGGTCAACGTGGAGCGCAAGGGCGCGACCAAAGCTCAAGGTAAATTGCTGTTTACCCGGGCCGTGCCGGACGGCGTACTGGAGCTGGAAAAAGGCATTGTGGTGCAGTCGGCGGCCATCAACGGCAACGTCTACAAACTGATCACCACGGCGCCGGCGACATTCGCAGCAGGCCAGCTGCAGTTGGAAGTGCCGGTGGAGGCGATCGAATCCGGCAGTGGCTTCAACCTCGCCCCGGGTTACTACGCCATCCTGCCCGTGCCCATCCCAGGCATTGTCCAGGTAGTGAACAAGGACGGTTGGCTGGAATCACCTGGTGCGGATCCGGAGCCAAACGACCAACTGCGTTTGCGCGTGCGCAACCAGTTCTCGGCGGTCAACCAGTGGCACACCGACGCGGTGTATCGCGCCATGATTTCCGCCTTCCCAGGCGTTCGTCCGGACGGCGTCTACTTCGAACACGGCGCACCTCGTGGGCCGGGCAGTGCGAACGCGTTCGTGTTGTTTGATGCGGGCGTGCCGGCGGCGACTTATCTGGAGCAAATCAATTCGCACATCCGCGACCAGGGCAACCATGGCCACGGCGATGATCTGCTGGCCAAGGTCATGCCCGAAGTGCCCGTGAGTGTTGCGATGACGCTTTGGCCGCAACCGAACCTGAGCGCCGAGCAGATCGACACGTTGAAAAGTGAGATCGAGCTATTCATCCGGGCCGCGTTTCGGGAAAGCACGCCCCGCGATTATCAGCCGACGCTGACTTATCCCCAGTCGCGTTTCAGCTTCAGTCGCCTCGCTGAAGAACTGCATCAGCAGTTTGCCGATATCGCCTCACTGCGGTTTACACCCGGCGTCGACATCACCAGCGGGTTGGACATCCCGCGCCTGACGTCGTTGAAGGTGAACCTGCAATGATCAAACTCAAACTGCCGTTCTGGCTTGGCGGCAACGAACTTTCAAAACTGGTCGCGGCTGCACAGGCGTGGTGGGAAACCGTCACCGGCTGGCTGCGCTGGCCTTACTCGCAGATCGATCCCGACACCTGCCACATGAGCATCCTTGAACTGTGGGCCTGGCAGCGGGACGTGACGCGCTTCAAGGGCGAACCCGAATCCTTGTTTCGACTGCGCGTGAAGTACGCGTTTATCAACTCCGTCGACGCCGGCAGCACCGCCGGGTTGAAACGAATTTTCGAGCGACTGGGCGTGGGTTACGTCGAGATCGAGGAACGTCAGCCCGACCGCGATTGGGACGTTGTGCTGCTGAAGTTCAGCAACGCTCAACTGTCGCTCAATCCCGAGCTTTTGCGCGTGCTGATTCAGCAATACGGCCGAACCTGCCGGCGCTACGACTTCGTCACCATCACCCCTGTGGGGCTGCAAATCGCCCTGATCGACTTCAACGACGACCAGCAAACGCTGGTTGCCAGCCTGTAGGAGCGCACCGTGAGCGCCAGTATTACCTTGGCCGGCGAAAGCCAAATCGCCCTTAAACAAAGCCAGCAAAAGCCGCTGATCGTCAGCCGCTTCATCTTTGCGAATGTACCCGGGCTTGATCCGACCGTGCCGCTCGATCGCGCTGCCGGCAAGCCACCGGCTGCGCAGATTGTTCACGTCTACACCATCCCGGAAAAGAACGCGGGTTTCGTGAATCCGAACCAGGTGGTGTACAGCGCACAGTTGGGGTCTGACGTTGGCGACTGGGACTTTAACTGGGTCGGCCTTGAGGACGCCGACGGCATCTTGTTCGCCGCGTCGTCGGTGCCTCTGCAACAGAAGCGCAGGAACATTCCGCCGGAGCAGATCGGCAACAACGTCACCCGCAATTTTCTGGTGGCCTTCGACGGCGCCATGAAACTGACCGGCATCAAGATCGATGCCAGCACCTGGCAGCATGACTTCACGGTGCGCCTTGCCGGCATCGATGAGCGCGAGCGTCTGAGCAATCGCAACCTCTACGGGCGTGCGTTCTTTTTCAGTAACTCGCTGATGTTCGAAAAGACAGACACCGGCTACCTGATCAATGGTGGCACGGCCTACGTCGAAGGCATCCGCGTGGCAATTGCGAAGTCAGAAACGGTCCCCGGCGCCATTCCAGTAGGTAAGGTCTGGCTGGACGTTTGTCTTGAGCGTCAGTTGAACGATCGGGTGGCTGTGTGGAAAGTGGTATTCGGTGAACAGGCCGATTACACCGATGCTGCCGGCGTACGCCATTACTGCGTGCCGATCGCTGATTTCATTTCACCCAGCAATATCGTGGATTTGCGGGACGCCGAGCCAGTCGGCGGTGCGTTGATCAAATATCTCGCATCCCGTACTGGCGACTATCCGCTGCTGCGCGCCCGGGCAACCACCAAAGAAGACGTCGGACTGGGCAATCTGCCCAACGCAATCAGCGACGATCCAGCAACCAACAGCAGCCAGATCGTGGCGTCGACCGCCGCCCTGAACAAGCTACAAAAGCAGGTTGGCGATTCGATGACCGGGATGGTTGCGGCGTTCTCCATGTCCTGGGCGCCGCAGGGGTGGCTGAAGTGCAACGGGGCGGCTGTGTCCCGTACCACATACGCACAACTCTTTGCCTGGCTTGGAACGCACTACGGCGCTGGCGACGGCTCCACCACGTTCAACTTGCCTGACATGCGCGGCTTGTTCCCTCGTGGCTGGGACGACGGGCGCGGTCTGGATCCTGGCCGTGCATTCGGCGTCTATCAGGACATGATGATCCACTCGCACGCGCACGGCGCCTCGGCCGCAGCCGTGGGCGATCACGTGCACGGCGCCTGGACAGATGCGCAGGGCAACCACGTGCACAGCGCCTGGACGGATGCGCAAGGCAACCACGACCACGGTTTTCGCGTAGTCGATAACGGCGCCGGTGTGAACGTCGGTTATCCGGCTGGCGGCAGCGTATGGACAGAACTTGAGATCGGCGGCGGTAAAAACGCCGACGGTCGACCTATGCGCACTGACTACCAAGGAAACCATGCTCACAACGTCGGTATCGGCGCTGCTGGCCAGCACGCGCACAACGTCGGTGTAGGTGGCGCAGGTAACCACACCCACGGTGTAACCGTCGCCGCTGCCGGCGGTGCTGAAACCCGGCCGCGAAACTTGGCCCTTCTTTTCTGCATCAAGTATTGAGATCGAGCATGACTGACAAACTCGTATTCCAGACCGACCACCTCGGTATCTTCATTGGTGCCGTGAAGGCTGAAGAATCGCCGCTGGAGCCAGGCGTCTATTTGATTCCTGGTGGATGCGTCGAAGCGGAGCCGCCCGCGATTCCGGAACACAAAGCCGCGTGGTGGAACGGTAAGGCCTGGCAGTTGGTGGATTACTTCGGCGGTGTTGTGGTGTACAGCACCGACACTGGCGAGCCGCGAACATTGGAAGGCTTCGAAGGGGTGCCGGCGGGTTTCACCATGAAGAAGCCCGGGCCTAGTCAGGTCTGGAAGAATGGCGAATGGGTTGATGACATCGACGCCGTGTTGGCTGCACTTCGGGACAAGAAACTGCAAGCGATCGCCGCCGGCAGCACGGCTTATATCGCCGGTGGCTTTACCTCCAGCGCATTGGGCGAGCCATACCGGTACAGCAGCGCGATCGATGACCAGGTGAATTTAAACGGCCAGGTGCTGCTGGGCCTGGACGACGTTTATCCGTGCTATGACGCCGACCAGGTGCTGGCCTTCCGGCCGCATACCATCGAACAGTTGCAGAAAGTCAGCCTTGACCTGGTGCGCTTCCGGCAAGCGGCGCAGCAGCACGCGGAAACACTGCGTCAAGCTGTGGCGAAGGCTCAGAAAGACAAAAATCTGAAGGCTATGAAAGCCATCACCTGGACGACGCCGGCATGACCTGGGCACCGGTGACAATGCGCTGGCCGGAGCAGGCCACGCAGTGGATGGCCGGGCTGTCAGCGGCCAAGGATCTGGCCGGTGGCGAACTGGCCAGCACCGCCCAGCGCTTGGCTGGCCTGAGTGGACTGGCCAACACCAACCCGGGGCCGGTCGGTGATGCAGCAAAAGGCGCGATCGCGTCCGGACGCGCAGCTCTGGCCGAGCAGATGGGGCAGGTTCCGGCGTGCCTGGTCGTGACGCCATTTCAAAGCGGCGTTGGCCAGGGCGCGGGCTATCAGCGCTTTCTGTCCGCGCCCAACGCGCTGGAACATCTCGCCAAGAAACTGGAAGACGCCAGCGACAGCGGGCGTCCGACTGGGCCGCAATACGCGTTGTCGATCCTGTTCCTGGGCACGCGCCTGGAACAGTTGGCCAGCAGCTTGGCGCGCTTCAATGCACTGCTGCCGATCCCTGACCTGGTGCGCACCGAGCGCCGGGCGCAACACCTGGTGAAACTGGAGAGTGAAAAGTGGGAGATCCCCGGCGCCGGAACTCTACCGCGCTGGCAGGGTTTGCCGCTGGAGCGTTGCACGGTGGTCAAAGCTGCCAAACAGTCGATGGCGGGGCAGATAGCCGTGCTGGAAGGCTACGCCGCTGACAGCTCGCCGTTGGCCGATCTGGCAGCGCTGGCAGCTCGCAAGAGCGCCCAGCAGCAGGGGCGAGATAAGCAATTGGCTGACCTGAAAGACCTGCTGGCCGGGGGCAACCCTGACGTCAGCATGCGCGCGCGGATGATCGGCCCAGGCACTGCCGGCGAATTACGCCGCGAACTATTGTCCGGCGATGCCCCGGGCCACGAATGGATTCAATGCGCCGGGGTTCTGTTGGTCGGCAGCAAAGAAGGACTGAGCTTTGTGCGTGAACTGGTGGGCCTATGACGCTGCTACTCGACGGGCAAAAAGTCCAGGGCAAGAACCTCAAAGTCACGGCCAACCTGCGAATCGAAAGCGGCGATATGTCCGGCCAGACCAGCAACACCGACAAGGCTCACAAAGGCTTCAAGCCTAAGACGCTGGCCGTCTCGCTGATGATTCCCTTTGTGGATAAAACCCAGCTGACGGAACTGTTGCGCATGGCTGAAGCCACCGCCGGCGGCGGTCAGTTGCATCTGTATCGGATCGTGAACGACACGGCCGAAACCTTCGGTGTGCGTCAGGTGGAATTTTCCGACGGCGTCAGTGCGCGGGAAGCTGACACCCTGAAAGCCTGGCTTGTGCAATTCAC